GGCGACCGCGAGAAAAAGCGGCTGATCATTTGTAACAAAAGCGCACAAACTCAGGTCGGAATGTACGTAGTTCCGCGCCTGGGCTTCGTAATTTCCCGTAAGGGGGCTGATGTTGGCTGGTCGTCCCACGAAGTTGAGTCCTGAAGTCACCGAGCGGATTTGCTCGATGATCGTTGCGGGTAATGATAACGCAGTCGCGGCGGAAGCGGCGGGCATTACCCGTATGACGTTTCATCGTTGGATTGAGCGCGGCAAAGCTGCGGAGCCTGGGGACGAGGCTTTCGTTGCGTTCTTGGAGAACGTGGAGGAGGCTCGCGCTATTGCGGAGGCCGCTCGCGTTGAGGCGATCGCGTCTTCTAAGTCGTGGCAGGCGCACGCTTGGATCTTGGAGCGTCAGTACCCGGAAAGATGGAGTAAGCCGAGTGAGCGCAACAAGGACGGCGAGGGTTCAGAGGGTGGAGGCTTCTTCGATGAACTCGCGGACCGCAGAGAACGACGGGCCGGAGGGTCTTCAGGGGTTTAAGCGTTTCTGTCAGGAGTTGACCATTGAGAACGGCAAACCGTTTGTGTTGGAGCCGTTCCAGGAGACGATGGTCAGGGATTACTTCGATGGGACTAGCGAGACGCTGATCATCGTTGGGAAGAAGAATGGGAAGTCAACGCTGCTCTCGGCGCTTGCTCTTCACCATTTGCTTGTGACGGCTAACGCGGAGTGCGTGATTGCTGCCGCTTCGCGAGATCAGGCAACGATTCTTTACAACCAAGCGGTTGGGTTTGTGACTCGTTCCCCGATGCTTCAGTCATTGGTTGACGTCAAGCGCGGTTATCGCGAGATTCGGTCCCGGACCGATAACGGCAGGATCCGGGTTCTTGCCTCTGATGTTCAGACCGCCGATGGAGTGATTCTGACGGCTTGCCTTGTGGACGAGCTTCACCGGCATTCAAGCGCGGAGCTTTACGGCGTCTTTCGTGACGGGTTGGGGCCGCGTGATGGCCGTATGGTCACGATCTCGACGGCGGGCGATGATGATTCTTCGCCGCTGGGGGTGATGCGCTCTAACGCACACGCCCTGCCGGGTGCCAAGCGTGAGGGTGCTTACACGTACGCTCGCAGCGAGGACGGCGCGTTTGTGCTTCACGAGTGGAGCCTTACCGAAGAAGACAACCTGGACGATATGGAGGTTGTGAAGACCGCGAACCCCGCGTCCTGGCAGACCCCCGAAGCTCTCGCTCGCCGCTTTAACAGCCCGTCTATGACGAAATGGGCGTGGGCGCGGTTTGCGTGCGGTGTTTGGCTTCGCGGCGAGAGTTCCGCGATTTCCCCGGCTGAGTGGGACGGTCTTTGTGATCCCGGTGTTTCAATTCCTGCCGGGGCTGATGTTTACGTCGGTTTGGATCTTGGTTGGAAGCGGGACACAACCGCCCTGGTTCCGGTGATGTTTGAAAGCGAAGATCGCGTAGTTGTCAGCGACGCGATCGTGTTAGAGCCGCCGGAAGATGGTTTGCTCGATGATCGTTTGATCGTTGACGCGCTTGTGGAGCTTTGCGAGCGTTTCCACGTTCTCGGCGTCGTGTATGACCCGAACGCTGGCGGTCAACAAATGGTTCAAACGTTGGAGCGCGATCACGCGATCCGGTTTGTTGAGCATTCGCAGTCGAACGCCCCGATTGCGCTTGCTGATGCTCGTTTTATGGAGGCCGTTAGACGAAAGTCGGTTGTTCACGACGGCGATCCCGTTCTTCGCGATCACGTTTTGAACGCGGTCGAAAAGCCGTTGGGTGGCGAGAAGTTCCGGTTTGACCGGGCCAAAAAGGGTCCGCGTAAACCGATTGACGCTCTCCGGGCGCTTTCGATGGCGCATTCGGTAGCACTAGCCGCGAGCCTAGAGAGCGACAGGCCGCGTGCGCTCTATTCGTTCTAACTCTTTCGAGGTTTCCTTTGAGTGTTTGGTCTGAAGAAGAACTGATCTTGCCGCCGAAGGCTCACGATCTGGACGCTTACACGCCGGATTGGTGGCTTCAGCGGTTGGAGAGGCGTCTTGCGTATCGCCGCCCCGTTGTCGAGCTTTACAGCGACTACTACGAGGGCCGGTTCGAGCTTGCGTTCGCGACTTCTAAGTTCAGGGAAACGTTTGCGTCGATGCTCGCTGCGGTCTCTGATAACTGGCTTCCCCTGGTTATCAACGCGCCGATTGAGCGGCTGGTTGTTCAGGGTTTCCGGCTTGGTGAGTCTGATCAGCTAGAAGCTGATGCTGACGCTTGGAGGCTTTGGCAGCAATCGAACCTTGATCTCGATAGTCAAGTTCTTTTCACCGAAGCGTCGAAGATCGGTGAGGCGTACATAATGGTTTGGTGGGGCGAAGACGCTCCCGGTGTTTCCGGCCCGATGGTTTCGCGTCGTTCGGGGCCGCGTGCGGAGATCACGGTTGAACACCCAGCCCAGGTAATCGTTGAGCGCAAGGCCGGTAGCCGCGACACTATTTCCGCTGCCCTGAAGAAATGGGTTGGTGAAGACGGCACTCTTTACGCAACGCTTTTCTTGCCGGACGCGATTTACCGCTATGAGCGCCTTCGTGCCGCCGGGTCTAAGTGGACTGCTCGCAGCGGCTCCCCGGCGATAGAGAACAATCCTTTGGGTGTTGTGCCGGTGATTCCGGTTGTCAACAACCCGGCGATGCTGCCGAGCTACCCGCCGGGAAGTCTCCTCGCTTCGCCGCATAATCTCCCCGAAGCTTCTATTGGCCTGGGCCGCTCTGATCTGGCCGATGTGATCAGCACTCAGGATCAGATCAACAAGCTTCTTTGCGACCTGATGGTTGCGTCGGAGGTCAGCGCGTTTCGTCAGCGTTGGGCTACCGGCTTAGAGATCCCGTTTGACGAAGTTACGGGCGAGCCGATTCAGCCGTTCGAACACGCCGTTAACCGGCTTTGGGTCAGCCCTGACGTTGACACCAAGTTTGGCGAGTTTGCCGCGAACGACCTTTCGAACTACACGCGAGCGATCGAGTCGCGCATTCAGTCCCTTGCGGCCCGTACGCGCACCCCGCCGCATTACCTTCTTGGTTCGATCGTCAATGCTTCCGGTGATGCCCTGAAGGCCGCTGAGTCGGGTCTTGCGAACCGCGTCAGAGACAAGCAGCGCAGTTACGGCGAAGCAATCGAACAGGCTATGCGGCTTGCTTTCGCGGTTGAGGGTGATTTTGAGAAGGCGAACTCCCCGATGGCTGAAGTGGAGTGGAAGAATCCGGAGACGCGCTCTGAAAGCGAGTACGTCGATTCGCTTGTGAAGAAACTCGCGTTTGGGGTGCCGCAGGAACAGCTTTGGGCTGACGCTGGGTACTCGCCGCAGGAGATCAGCCGTTTCAAGTCGATGTTGCGTGAGCAGGCGCTTGAAATGGGCTTGTTTGATACCGGTCAGGGTCTACCTCTCGATGTAACGCAGCCTGAAGATGCCGGTCAATGAGTCTTCGCTTTTCATAACTGATCAGTACCGCGACAGGGCAGGGCTGATCAGCGAGGAAGGCGGGGCGCAGATCGAGTCGGGCTTTGAAGAGCTTGTTTCCTGGACGGATATTGACGGCGGCTTTGACCGGTTCGCGATTTTTGCTGCCGCTTCGATTGGTGGGTTCCAGGCCCAGCAAACAATTCTTGCTGACTCGTATCTCGCGTCGTACGTCACAAACGAGTTGGGGACTAGGGTTGCGCCGCAGGGGATCAGTACCGCGAACTATTCGCTGACTGATCAGTTCGGACGGTCGATCAGAAGGGCGCTTGAACCGGCGGTTTACACGTTCAAGCTGGGGATCCTGAAGAACGTCGCGGTTCCGATTGCTCAGAAGCTTGGTTCGGCTAGGGCGCGTCGGATCGCTACGACGATGATCGCGCACTCCGGACGCGAGGCGATGAAAGACCTGATGGTTGCCTCCCCCTATATCGAGGGTTGGATCCGGGTTCCTCGCGCTTCAGCTTGCGGGGCTTGCCTTGCGTTGTCAGATGGCCGCGTTCACGAGCCGGAAGAGGCGTTCCGGGGCCACCCTAACTGCCATTGTGTCCAAGAGCCGGTTCTTGTTGGTGATCGCGGCTCGATCAGTCGCCCGACCGGAAAAGAAATCTTCGATCAGAAGACAAAAGCGGAGCAGGACGCGCTTTTTGAGGGTCGCGGCGGGGAACGCAAAGCTGACCTGATTCGTGGCGGCCTTCCGCTTTCGGAGCTTGTCAACGAACTTCCTATGAAGCTTGGTGGCGCTCCGA